AAATGCCGCTTCTTACGAATTGAAAATTGCTCAAGAACTTACTCAACTATATACGGCGTACCGCTCCGACTATACCCCACCGACTACAAAAACCGACAAGGAAACTACCATTATTCAAAAACCCCTCTTTGGATTTATTGGTTACGGTCATTTTACTTTAATTGAGAAAATACTTAACAAGGATAATATCTTAGAGGGCCTACTTCCACGTTTTCTAGTTTTTAACTGTGATGAACGGAAAAAAGGGACTGCCAATAATAAACCGATCCCTACCGACATTATCGACCGTCTAAGATATTACGTTACTCAGTCTGCTATCATCCAGGAAGATAAAGCGAAACTAACTGATATCAAGTTACAATCTCCTAAAATTCAGCATGTAACTTATGATACTGAGTCCTTAACCCTATATAATCAATTTGAAGCTACTTGTGATCAACTATATGAAGCCGCTTTAAAAGACAGGGAAGGGCTTGAAGCGCTTTTTTCTAGGGGATGTGAACAAGTATCACGTCTTTCTTTAGCAATGGCCCACGGCACTACTATTGACCCTCAGACTACTCAATTTTGCATCACGTTAGTTACTAATCAGATACAAAACTTTCACGAAAATTTTACAAAATCCGCTAACCGTTCTCAGTTCTCTAAAGATGTAGATCGTCTATACGAAAAGATAATCGACGACTGCAACAAACTAAAGAAAGCAGAAATTTTAAAACGCGATTTACAAACATCAACTAGTAAATGGTACAAATCGGGTGAGTTCAAAACCATCTTACAAGCACTCATAGATCAAGAAAAAATTGTCGAGGTATCCCACGGTCGGAAGATTCTAATCCGCCTTGGTGACGTTGACGCATAAAGTGTTGGTAATCTGCCAACAGTTGGCTAACACTTAGACAACAGTTAAGCGCTTGAAATAATTCAAGAAAACGTCTTTTTTGCAAGTGTTGGTAAATTTTTTAGATATACATAAAAAAAGATCCAGAAAGAGAGAGAGAGATACGGGTATATATACCAACACATATATATATATAAATAATATAATATTATTCAGTACTTAAGTGTTGGACCAACAGTCACCAACAGTACCAACAGTTAGACCAAAAGCGCTTAAATAAAAATGGGGTACCCCGTACCCCAATAAATACACATAGTTGTATATTAAGTTATTGTATTTTAAAGGTTTGTTGATACAGGCAATCAACGGCAAGTAGCTGAAGATCAGCGGCGTCGGCGTTTAAAGTTTCCAATAATGCGTTAACCTGCATTTTGTATCTCTTCCAGCTTTCCGATTCATCATTTGAGCCAATGGAATCATCCGTAGCGCTTAATTCAGGGGTAACGGGTACCTCAGACTGGTTTAAGTTAAAAGCGGGTGTTTCCGTTGATTGTGGTGGCTTGTCAATTTTCACTAGTTCAGGAGCATTGAACCGTTGATCTAAGTAACAACGGTTTACAAATGTGTCTTTATGGTACCAACATTTATCAATCGGGTTCCATTGGAAGCAATGCTCCTTTAGGTCATCGATTATAGATTGTTCAGGTTTACGATTGAAAAACACATCTAGGCGCCCTTTTGATATGTTTCGTTGTATTCGTACTTCTAAAGGAACAATCGGATCAGTTTTGAATAAATCGTTTAGTGCATGTGCCTGTATACCGGCATTCTGTTTTTCAGTGCCATGTTTTAACTGAGCGATTGCAGATTGTTGTTTTAATGCGTTTAGAAAAGTTGTCATTGTGTCACCTATTTAAAGAACTTTGCACCATTGCAAAGTTAAAGGATCACACGGTTACCCATGTGATCGATTAACCTTACATAGTTAGTGCTAGTGAAAGCGCTTTTTGATTAATCTTTGCAGATTCTCCAAACCATTGAGCATTTAAGCGCGAATCGTCGGATCTTCCGTAATTGTGTGTCACGTATTCACTTACAGCATTATAAGCTTGCCAAGCAGTACCACGCGCGGCAGGTACGTAGTCTAGTCCTTTTTGCTGATCAAGTAAGCTTATTACAGTTTCAACTATCGCTTTCTTTTTACCGTTTAACGCACCTTTACTTAAAAGTGTTTGTTCTTCATTAGTTAGTAATACGTTTTCTATATATTGTTCTTGTTCTAGTACAGTCATGCGCCGTTTAGCCAAAAATTTATATGCATCTACATTATCAGTGAAACGTTTAATACTTTGAGATATCACGTCTTTTGCATTGTCAATCTTGGCCCTTACGTTTTTTGTGTGTTTGTATCGAAATTTAATCCCTTCATTTTGAGCAGCTTGCAAAGTATTAGCGCAAACTACTCTGACATTGGTGTCAGTCATCATGTGCGCTAATGTTCCATCAAATCCCGTAGCAGTTAGTAAGTAACTTTTAACTTGATCACCCGGCAAAATATCAGCTGATAATCCGTTTATCTTCCATAGTGCCCACATTTGAGATCCATCGCGTAGTGATCCACCCGCCTCTAGTTGGCATAGTCCTGAATCTTGTAACTCTCTAAAAGTTTCAAGTGTCTCATACGGTTGAATCAATTCAAAATCAGCTCCGACGGTTTTAAACTCTTTGCCGTCGTCTCTGATTATCACTTTTGAATTTTCAAGCGCTTGCGTATGTGTTTGCCCGTCATCAGTAGTTAAAACAGCTTGTAAATCCATTTTAAATAACGTGTGAGGGTAAGCCATGCGCCATGCTTCCTCGATTGTCGGTGCGTCGGTTAGTACGTGCCCTAAGCCGTGCCAAGCAGGTTTAGTAACGTAAAATGCGTTGTTGTCCTCTATTTCATGAGCCATGTGTATCACCTTGTTTTAGGATTCAACCTATTTTGAATCCGTGAATCACTGCAATCGAGTGATCCACGCATTGAAACTAGTTGTTGATTAAGTGTGAATATAACCAGCTAGATCCATTCCACCGTATAAGCCGGATATAGTGATGTAAACGGTGCCTGTGTTATCTTGAGAGTGTATTTTAAAGCCTTTCCATCTATCTTGCAGGTGACTAAGTGTAAGTAGTTGTCCTACACTCATTTTACTGATCACTTCTTGCATTGTGTGACAGGCTTCAAGCCGTGTTGGCACAGCTTCGTACTTCTCTATTTGTTGATAAATCTCGGATAAAAGAAATGATTGTAATCGTTCAATACCTGCTAAGTTTAATGTTGATTTTGGTCCGTTGTTCATTGTGTCACCCTGTATAATTTCAAATAACTGTATTGTTATTTGATTACTATATACAGTGTACAGATTGTACAATTTTACGTCAACCTATTTTATGTATGTTTATAAATTAATTTATATGAAAAGTATGACTATTTAATGTGGTGGATTTATTAGGTTTATTGTACAGGTTAGGTTATATAGGCCTTTATAGTATGTTCTACCTAGTAAACTGTCGTAACTTTGTACACCTACTGTCCAAAATAACGACAGTTTACTAATTTTCTACAAATCTATCGTGTTTTGACATAAATTCATCTAATTGTTCCACGTGGAACACCTGATATGTAGCAAATTGCCCCATTTATGCAAGTAAATAACCGATAAGTAACCTTATCAGTCAAATTAAATGGGCTCCTGTGTAGTATCAACTAGTTAGGATGGGTGGCACCTATTTTCTATCAGCTATATCAAATGACAATGTAATGTATGTGGGTGATATCATTCACTATTTTTTCAGTTAAGCAGCTATGAAAAGTTTGCATAGTGTCCCACCGTGGTACACTTTATATAATTTGACCGATAAGTACTCGGAGGGGAGGGGTACTGGGGTTTTCAGTTTTCCGTATAGGATTCGTAATAGTTAAACCCTCAATAAGTACCTAAAATTTTAACTACCTCAATTTTCAAAATTTATTTTAACTACCTCAATTTTCAAAATTTATTTTAACTACCTCAATTTTCAAAATTTATTTTAACTAACTCAATTTTCAAAATTTATTTTAACTACCTCAATTTTCAAAATTTATTTTAAGTATCTAAAATTTTAAAAAATTTTTGTATCTTTCCAAGTTGTTAAAGTCACTTCATAAACAAGGTATGCAGCCGCAAGAAATAAGAGACAGATTGACAGTGCTCGAGACAAAGCTAGACCAGTCTATTGATAGGCTAGAAGATGCGATTAATTTAGCTAATAGGAATAATGAGAAAATTGAGGCACTATATCATGGGGATTATAGAACGCCGAGTTTGTTAGCGAGAGTGATAGCGCTGGAGAAGTTTAATGCCACGCTTACTAAAACAATCTGGATTATGTATACAGCAGTCATCGGTACGTTAATAACTTTACTTATAAGGAACGTATGAACTGGTTAAAAAAGAAATTAATGCAGTATTTTCTAGGTCAGAAGCTAATCGCACTCAAAGGATGGTTGAAAGGTAAGAAGACTGTGACAGGTGCAGTATCTTTTTTACTATGGATTGCGATTTATGCAATGCCAGCTTTTGGACCAGATTATAATTCTATTACTGTAGCGGGCACTGCTATCAGAGATTTTTTGTTGAGTAACGGGATTGATTTGGATAATAGTCTCTTTAATCTAGGGACCGGCTTTACTGTAATCGGTTTAGTTGGAAAAATATTAGACATGTTCTCAAAAGGTAAAAATGAATAATCAGAACGAATCAGAAAGCATAAACAAGAGAGTTGGTAGAGAGCGAGAACTAAGGAAAAAACTTCGTGAAGCAGTTGATAGATATGAACTGACTTTTCATAAACCATTAAGCCCGCTTGTATTAAAAGAATTTCTAGTTGAGAGTAAGAAGCATAATCAACTGGTATTTCTACGAGATCGTGTAGGAGTACTGTCTGATCAAGACTGCGATTATTTAATGCATATTCTAAAAGAGAATCCTGTAAACGAATCTACTGTACCAGTACAAGTAGCTTTAGATGAATTAGATGACGGCTCTATGGAAGTTGCTGAAGAAGACTTCGATAAGTCTGAGTTAGATGATCTTGAGTAATGCCAAGAAAAAAAGTTGATAAAGAAGCTCTACCAGACGACTCTGTAGAAGATATTCTGGTAGAGCTTGATAAGTGTTATCAACTTCACGACGGGCAAAAAATCCTCGACGCTCAAGTATTTGAGCATAAACGAAAAAGAATATTTGCACAGTGCGGTAGAAACTGGGGTAAGTCCGTTTCGATTGCATATATTTGCGCCAAGTTCGCGCTTACAAATAAAAACGTTGGTGCTTTTATAATATGCCCTGAAAAAGAACAGGCACGTGAAATTTACTGGGCATCAGGATTACTTAGAGGGATGCTGCCTGATAAGTATGTAGCGAAAAATCAACAAAATCGAGACGACGCTCAGAAAGGTGAGTTACGTATAAGACTAACTAACAAGTCTTTCATAAAATTGTTAGGAGCAGACGAGCCCAATAGGTTACGAGGAATTAAACCACATTTTTGTGCGTACGATGAGTACCGAGATTTTAAAGAAAACGCTTTTAACGTAATGGAAGCTAATCTTATCGGTAAGAATGCTACGTTATTAATTGGTTCAACACCTCCTGATGTAACAGGGCAGTATTCAGAGTTAAGAGAAGACTTTATTTCTCAGATTAAAACAAATAATCAAAGTTACTTTTACTTAGAGTTACCTACTGAAACTAATCCACATATATCTAAAGAGCGCTTGCAAGATATCAAACGTAGATTGATAGCTCATGGAAAGATGCGCGAATGGTTGCGCGAGTATATGGCGAAATTTATTCCAGGTGGAGCGTCGGCGGTATTCCCGATGTTTGCAGAAAGAAGGGATAGTATCGTTAAGCCAGCGTATGTTTTAAATGAGCTAATTAAAAACGAAAGACAGGCTTTTGATTGGTACGCGATATTTGATCCTGCATCTAGTTCTGTGTTTGCAGTAATGATAGCAGCAGTAAACAAATTCACATCTCAAATTTTCATATTAAAAGAGATATACGAAAAAGATAGGTACAAGACATCTTCAATTGATATTTGGAAACGCACAAACGAATTGAAGAAACTATATATGCGTGATCTATCAAAATGGGAAAACGTATACGATGAACATGAATCGTGGTTCTACAGAGATTTAGAACGCTACGAAATACTGGAGTTAGAGGGAGCACATCTAGATCCAACAGAGAAACAAAGTCGGGATAAACAAGAGGATTTAGCGACTATAAAAGATTTGATGTTACTAGATAACAAGTTTTTTATATCTGACGAGTGCCCGCATTTAATAGATGAATTTGAAAGCTACGTGACTGATAAGGATGGTAAGTTGATAAAGAGAAAGGACCATCAGATAGATAACTGTAGATACTTAATTAGTGCCTCAGGGTTTAGTTTAAATGAAGCGCCTGATTACGAAGGCTATTTAGAGAAGGTACGGGAAAGTAAACTAGAGCCTCCTGGGTTTAATGAGTTTATAACTAGTAAACGTAAACAAGATGACTGGACATATGATTTAGATGAATCCAGTATACTGACTGAAAATATTATACACGTTGAGGATTTAGGGTATGGCGAACTCTTCTAAAAAAGAAATCGATTTATTGGTACGGATAGGTACTACTGAAAAGTTACTTGATAAATTGTTTGATAGAGTAGCGCAGTTAGAGGGTACGGTAAAAATTACAGAGTCCAATACCCAAGAAATATTAAAGATTGTCGCGGATATACGGAAAGAGACTGAAGAAGTTTGGGAAGATGTAGACACTAAACCCTCAGAGAAGACGGAAGGAGATGCCGATAAAAAGCCAGCTATCGAAAATGATGAGTTAAACTATATACTTGATATATGACAGATTTAAGCGCTTTTATGTCTATGCGAAATGCGTTACCGGGAGAAATCTCGGTAAAACCTTTATGGGTTGATAACGCGCATAGATCAAAAACAAAATTTAAAGAATGGTTTCAGACACACCGACCGATCGCTGAAGCCTTTAATCAATTTAGAATTTGGGAAGAATGGAATAATTTACTTTGGAAAACAGGTGAGATTCTATTTTTTATGGATGGGGCTACTAAGTCAGTACCGTCTGTAGGTGTTACTAGTAAACAACGTAAGACTGTACCGTTCTGGGTAAATCACATATCTGATTTAATAGATAAACGATCAAATGATTTAGCGACGCTAAAACCTGAATATGAAATTACACCACCATCCGACAATGTAACTGAGCAGACTAGGACGGCTTCAAGAGTAGTGCGACCTATTGTATCAAACATAAGAAATTTTAATAATCTTTATCTGTTGTTTGATGAGAATGAGAGGTCTAATTCATTATATGGAAAAAGTATTTTAACTATCGATTGGGATAGTAATGTAGGCGATAGACGACCTCCACCAGAAAAGAAACGGGGTAAACAAAATGATGACGTAGATAAAGTAGCGTGGGAAGGAGAGGTAGTTATAAAACAAACTTTCCCATGGTATATTTTACCGTTTCCGGCACGAATCGCTTTTCAAAGTCCGATGGCGATACAGATTTTAGAAATCTTACATGTAGAGGAAGCTAGGGTAAAATATAAAACCCCTACCTTACAGCCTGATATGAGGCAGAATTTATTCGATTGGGCCTCTCCACTAAGCCCGGATATTTTAAAAGATGAGGTAGTTATTTATCGCACAGTACATATACCAAACGAGTATATGCCCGAAGGTGCTATGATCTGGTCTACTTATGATGGGACCGTACTTAAGAAAGAAGTAGATAGGTATCCCTATTCTCATGGCGGCTTCCCTTGGGAAGTGCATACAGACATGACTGAGTTGGGCAAAACTTTTCCTTACTCAATTATAAACAACCTAAAACCATTACAGTGGACCTACAATCTACTTGGTGGGATGATCAAGAAATCAATATTTTTAACAGCTCATCCTAAGTGGATGGTGACAAGAGGCAGCTGTAATATTTCTTCACTCGCAAATTCAATTACAGTTGTTCAACATAAAGCAGGGCAGCGACCTGAGTTAGCGCGGTATGATGTTGTCGGCGCTGACACAACGAATTTCAGAGCTAACGTTAAAGATGAAATGCAGAAACTTGCAGGTTCATTTGGGCTATCCAATGGAGATATACCACCTAATACAAGATCAGGTATTCAAATTTCTCGTTTACAGAATATTGAAAAGATGAATCGTTCTTACCAGATGGAAAAGAGGAACGATTTTATGCGACGTGTGTTGTTAAAGGCAGCATCGGTTGCGGGTGATTACTATCCAACAACTACCCCAGAGCATCTTACTAGGATTCTGGGCAAAGAGATGGCTGATAGTATAAGCGTACTCAAAAACACAAAGATTAGTGCTCAATATGTACTTAAAATACAAAATGCGTCTGGGTTTTCAGATGATTTAGCGGGAAGGTTAGAGGAAGTTGCTTTTGCGCGTAAAGAATTACCTGGTTTAATGACTCCGCAGCAAGAAGCAGACATAATTGGTGTAAGATCGGCACAAAAGTTTTACGATATTGTTACAGCAGCATTGCAAATGGCCGAAGGAGAGAACGAAGCATTTAGCGATGGTCGATCTGTAGAAGCTCCTTTGAAAGAGCAGGACCATATTCAGCATTGGATTACGCATGTTATCTATATGCAGACTCCTCAGTATATTAATTTACCTGAAAAAACACGTAAAAAGATTGAAGACCATACAGGGATGCACGAAATGTTCATGGAAGAGATTGCAAATTCCCCTAATGGTATGCTTTACCGTCAGAAATTGATGCAGTTAGATAGGTACCCTCTTTTCTTTAGTTTAAACATGGACACAGCAGCCATTGAAAAAGAAAGACAGCAAGAAAAAGAGAGCGAGATGCTTATGCAGCAAGCTGGGCAAGTGAAACAAGCTGAGAATCAAGCAGATAACGAAGACGCGATGCAAAAAATACAAGGCATGATGAATGGGGGTGCTTCAAATGTCGCAGGACAATAAAGATCCAAGAACGTTGAGTGCTTTAAATAAAGCACCTAAGACAACTTTAAGCGCTTTTATGAATAAGGTGAGTGAAAAAGATGAAGCTACGAGCGGGTCCAGTACGGATGATGGCGACAGCGGAAGTGGAGAAGCAGTATCTGGAACAGCTGGAGATACGGAGTCATCAGATAAACAAGCAGGGGAATTTGCAGAGTTATCTGATGGTGGGACCAGTGCAAATGGAAGCACTGAAAAAACTGAACCAGACCAACTCTATGAAGTCAAAGGTCAAAAGGTTCCTCTTAAAGATTTGCTTAACTCCTTCGAAACTCGTCAAGAGATATCTCGACGATTTGACGAAGTGGGCAAACGAGAATCAAAAGTAAAAGAGCGAGAGGAGCGCGTAACTAAAGCACAAGAAGAGCTAGACTATATAAATGAAAAGTTTGCAGAAATGCATGAGCAGATACGTGCGGGCAATCCTCTAAACGCGCTTACTATTGCAATGACTATGGCTCAGGCAGGGGAAGAATCTACTAATCCAGATATCATAGAGTTAGTAAAACAAGCTCAGACTATAGCTGAAAATTTTGCTGATATGTCTGAAGCCGAGCAAAAAGTATATATAGAAAAGCAAGAGCTAGATAGAAGAGAAAAAGCGTTAAAGCGTAAAGAAGCTAGAGATCAGCAGTTAAGAGAGGAGCAAGAGATACGCGATTACTACTTAACTGTACTAGATGAGCATAAGGTAACTGACCCAGAGCTAGAAAAAGCTTATGACGATATTCAGAATTTACCTAAATATAAAGAAGAATTAGACAAAAAAACTGATAAAAAAGAGCGTATTACCTACTGTTTAACATGGGTACTAGGCCAACGTTTTAACAAGATGATAGGCGATGCCATAGAGTCAGTAGATGTAAAACTTGCAAAAGATACAAATTTTCGTATTGCATTAATTGAGGGTTTAGATCCAAACTGTACGAAAGAAGATGTAGTAGGTATTGTAAAAGAATACGTACAAACAAATTCACAAGGTTCTGCAAAAGTAGAATCAGAAGCCTCGACGAAGGACGTAACTGAGAAAGTTACCACTCCAAACAGAGCACCTCCTGAGAAAGCGAAAGCAGAAAAAGAAACAAGACCTATAACTAATTTTAAAGATATTATTGCGAAGTATTCGTAGTAGACCTTTAGGATTATATAGCGATACGTTTATTTTTCGAGCATGGAGTAGTGCTATATGTCATCGTCTAGTTTAGAGACATCATTCGGTTTAGCTGAAGTACCTGAATTATTTAAAACTGATTTTAGAAGTTATCAATTAGCTGTGTATAACGAGGACGTAGTTCTCTATTCGCAGTTATCAAAACGTCCATACACTGGTAAACAAACTGAATGGCCTCGACCATTCGATTATTCCGGTGGTGTGTCTTCCGGTAGATTGCCTAAAAAGAAAGCAGCTGGTTACAACACAGTCAGATTCTCAAGTGTAAAAATGTATGCAGCAGCAGATGTAGAGCGTGAAGCAGTTGCTTTGGCTGTGTCTGATAAAGGCGCATTTGTTCGCTTGATGGAAGAGCCAATGAAGAAGATCCGTGAGTCTTCTACTTGGAACGCTGAACGAGCTATGCATGGTACGAGTGACGGAAAACTCGGAACTATCGCATCAGCTGGTGTGACAGATAACGGTGGAGGTAACTATACCTTAACTTTATCGACACCTGTTATAGCTAATTTTGAAGAGGGTATGTTCTGTAACATTGAATCAGGTAACACTGACTTGTTTGAAATACAGACAGTAGATCCTGACAATCTTCAAATTACAGTTCAACGTGAATCTGGTGGTACACAAGTACCTGCCCAGACAGATGAGATTTTTATGCAGCAGTCTGAGGATAATGATCCTTATGGTATGGCTGATATGAACTCAACTACTTCCGGTGTACGGTATAATATCAATACTACAAATCGTAAGTGGCACTCATCTCAGTTTAACTTGTCTAGCAAGACAATTACTCCGCAGATTTTTAGCCAGTTCTTACTACGCCATGAAAAACGTGTTGGTAAAGGAAAAGGTTTTAACTTTGCACAAGTTGGCTACACCCAGATGGAAAAGCTGATGAATCAGCTTGAAGATTCTAAGATGTATGACACCATCAAAATATCCCCAAAGGATAAATTGATGGCGCATGTATCATGGGATGCGATTGTGGTACACACTCCAAATTCAGGATCAATTACTTTGATTGCTGATAGGTTTGTACCTGATAGCGAAATCTGGTTCTCAGATGTAAACACAGATGTTGGATGCGCGGTTTACGAGGCTCCAAAATCAGGGTTTGTAACTGAAGATACTGGAACCCCGTTACTTCGTTCACAAGACGAGGATATGTTTGAGATTAGATGGGCATGGTACGGACAAAACTACTTCCCACCTATATCACTTGGTAGAATCTACGGTGGAAGTACCACATAGGTTTAACTAATGAATGTTGTAGTAAGTAACAGGATGATTATGCGAATCGTAAACAGAATTGTTCTCGCTTTAGTAAGCATCCTGTTACTTGTACAACTAGTACATGCAGCACCAGCCGGTGACTTAACCACACAGGGCAGTGCTAGATTCGTTTCTCGAACTGGTAATGATTTAACTATCGGTAACCAAGGCAGTGCTAGTACTTGCAAGATCGTACAAGGATCAAATACTAATCTTACATGCGATGGCGCTACTAGGTCGTGTACGATTTATGATATTATTTTAAGTAACAAATTAACCTTCAGTACAGCAGCGTCTAAAATAGTACCTGGTGCGACATCTCTATCTTTAAGAAATAACGCAGATAGTGCAGATAACTTAATTTGTCTGGACGCCGGTTCTTGTACGATGCGAGCTGGTTTAACTAACACAACAGGCGATCATACATTAACTAACGGTAATACAGTTTATACAGCAGCAGGTACACAAGACGTATTTCCTGTAGCTGGTGTTATTACCCCATCTACAGCGTCTATTACTCCAGCAGCAGGTTATACTTTAACTGGTCGATACTCTATTGTAGTAGCGGGAGCACCTACAGCTAACTTTGTAGTTTTGCCAGTGGCTACAACTGTAGTCGGTAAAAGTTTTAGATTATATAATCAAAGCTCTAACCCAGTTGCTATCGTACCTCAAACTGGATCAATTAACGTATCAGCTGCATTAACGCCTTTTGCGTGTACTACACTAAAAGAGTGTGAATGTACGGGTATAACAAACGGTAATTTTGGATGTTCACAAAAATAAAGGGCATATATGAAAAAGAAAGGTACTAAAAAAGGCGGTAAGAAGAGCGGTAAAAAAGGCTGTTAACGATTTAAAAAAGGATGGGTATGTACAATAAATTTAAAAATATATTTGCAAGTTTAGTAATAGGGCTTTTCATCGGTGGTATTCTTTCACAGATTCCATTGGCGTATGCTGTAACTGGAGCAGTATTCGATACTGTTAACAGGGCATATTTTGTAGCACGATCTGGTTACAAAATGACAATTGGCACAGCTGGTAGCGATACGTTTTCACTTATCGCGTCTAGTACTCCTGTGGCTGTAGTAGATTCTACAGGTATAACGATGCAGTCTGGCGCACAGATGAAAGCGATAGCAGCTTCTGTTATGACCCCATCTACATCGTCTATTACTCCAGCAGCAGGTTTTACGTTGTCTGAGCGTAATACCATCATAGCAGCAGGAGCACCTACAGCAGCTTTTGTAGTTTTACCAGCTGCAACATCTTCTGTAGGAAAACGCTTTACGTTGTTTAACCAAGGGTCAAATCCGGTTGCTATCGTACCTCAGACTGGT